AATCTATCATTATCCACCGACAACCGTTCAGTCTGTGAGAGCCTATCATATTCTTGTCATAACGAACTTAGATAGTAACCCTGCGGATCGTCCAATCTGTAAACTTTATTACCATTGGGTTCGGCAATTAACCGAGGTCCCCTTCTAAATTTCTAAAGAAGGGTGGTAGTTTACAGCTCTAAGGAGGTTCCCGCAACAAGCTGTCTCGCCCCTATTATTCTTGAATAATAAAGACTAGCATTTCGACTTTTAATCTATGCTGTTAAGAGCCAACATTAACTCTTTTTGAATGTTATACCTTAATACCGAGCTAACTTCAAGCATTTCCTATTGAGTTCAAAGCTCCCATAAATTCTTAATAGCATATTAGAGTATTAGATATGCTAAAAATACAATATGGCATCCTCTCGGATGGGAGTAGCGTACACCTTAAAGGATCATAAGAATTGTCAATTCTTCACCTCCATATCCATCTACGCGTTGAACCTTCTCCATATCTAAATGACAAATAGACTTAGGAGCTTGGCTGCGGATTGTCTATATATTTTTTGGATTATGCCTATACCTACAAGTTTTCCCTGTAGCCCATATATGCTTTCACATATATGTTAGGACCAAAAATTTTAAGAGTTTCCCGCAATTTGGATATGTTGCCCCTAATACCGGGACTAGCAAATGTTTTATCATTCACTAAGACCTAACATTGATCTTGTAACGTTCTACCGTCTTCTAATTGTTTCCCCGCGAATATAAGACGTTGTTGGTCTGGCGGGATACCCTCTTTATCATGAATTTTTGCCTTGACAGCTTCAACTGTGTCAGTTCCCTCGACTTCCAGGGTGATGGTCTTACCGGTAAGTGTCTTTACGAATACCTGCATTATATGTTTATAATTAGTATATTATTTAAGTTGTTTAGAAATTAATTAACTCGCAAAAAATAATATTTTTACAAATAATATTATTTTTTTGTTTTTGGTTTTTTTTGGTTTTTTTTGGTTTTTTTGGTTTTTTTGGTTTTTAATTAATTAAGTTTATAGAAAACTTAGTTGGAGTAGGCGAGCCCACCCATACCACTCATGATGCGGAGCACATTGTAGTTTGTGGCATACACGCGCACCTTAGCGGTGTTTGTATCACTGACAGTGGCAGAAGTGACAATCAGCTGAAGAGTGGCATTGTCAATGCGGGAGAAGTTACAGCTACCGGACGGTTGGTGCTCCTCGGGGCGAACGGCGAAGGAGTACACGTTAATACCGGTATCGGGGTTGCGTGTGTGGTGCTGGTAGGGCTGGACGAGGTCGAAATACGAACCCTCGCGCTCGGAGAAGCGGTCTTGGCCATTAAGCTGGAGCTTAGCGGTGACAACCGGGTTCTCACCCCAACAGTGCATGTCAAGAGCAGTCTCGGCAAGGACGAACGAACCGGCATCGGAAACGAGTGAGCCACCCTTGTCCATCCCACCCCCCCCCGTAGGGGGGGTGTCCATATTGCCAGCAGGCGTTTCAGTGACCGGCCACCAACTCACCCCTGTGGTATCCCCAGCACCGGCGTTTTGAAATAGATTACTTGTTCCGTTAATGACCGCATTAGTCGAGGCCACCCCCCCCACCCCTGCTGACCCCAGTAACTGGGTGTGTGAGCTAAATGCTGAGAATGCATTGGGAAGAGCATCAAGAGCATCAGTATAGTTGAAAGGTTGGGCACCCAGTAACTTCCATAGCATTTGGCCCTTAATCAGGGAGTTACAGTAATCAACCATTGTATCCTTTTGAACAACAAAGATAAGCTCCTTACAAGGGTGGTTGAAATTGAGCTTAATCTTGTTTGCAGACGACCCGATGGATTCGTCACCAGTGAATTGGAGTTGCTCAATTAAATACTCGTGGGGGTTCTGAGCCATGCGTCTGCGCTCATCGGTATCAAGGAAAACATAATCAACGTAGAGCGAAGCAGAAACGAGCGAGAGCTTGTACGCGTTGGAATCCTTTATGCCACTCCCACCACCCACCCCTTTGACAGCCCAAAGACATTGGTCGAGTGGACGAAGGTCAACATTAATCTTAACCTCGTGGTATTGGAGGGCAATTAAGGGAAGAGCAAGACCGGGATTGCGACAGAACCAGAATTGAAGAGGAATGTACAGTGTGGTTTCAGGAAGACCTCGTCGAGGAACACATGTTTGGGTGGGGGCATCATTGCTGTTACACGGTGATTCTAAATTGGCAAATTTGCTGTCGGTGAGGTAAGTAAGAGCGGTTGTTTGACCAACCATCTTGTTGTAACCACGCTCCTGCTCCTTAGAAAGAGTAAGTTGGTTCCAGACATGCATCCAGTCACCATATTGGCGGTCAATGCGCTGACCACCAATCTCGACCTCAACTTGGTCAACAAGCTGCTCGCCGGGGAAATCAAGCCATCGAGCATGCGACCCGGCCGCGTCTGCGAGCACCTCAGGAAGAACAACCTGGAGGTATGTTCTGTAAGCGAGATCGCCATTTCTGCTAATTGTACAAGTGACTCTGCGACCGAAATCGGCCTGGCCATTGAATGTCTGTTCAATAGATTCCATCGCGAAGTTGGTGTGGCGCCGGTAGGTAACCTTGAAAAAAGTAATTTGAGGATTGCCTGTAAGATAGACATCCTGAGCGCCATAAGCAACGAGCTGCATTAAACCACCTCCCATTATTATAATATTGCTAAAGAAAAAAAAATTACGAATGTACATTAATTAATTTTTAAATTACTCTCAATAAATTTATTCAAATAATTCTTATTAAAATACTGCGGATTATTGTCGTGATTTTTTGTAAAAACATACTGGTCATTTTTAATATGAATTTTCCAACCAGAATGAAGAGCATTATAAATAAATATCATCTTTTGAAAAAGTTTTATATTAATTTCACAATCATTCATATCCATTGATGTCTCATTAGAATTTTTTTAAAGAAAATAAACATTTTTCTTAAATATAGAATTAAATAAATTGTGTTTAATACTATTAATGCCTTCATTTAAACCAAAAAATAATAAAACAATAGAAATTGATAAATCGTCTATTGTTACATTAGACAATAAACATGAAGAACATAGTGGTATATTTAAAAAAAATAACGAATATTTATTGCCAATTCTTTTTAAAGAAAAAAAATCACTAATTGATAATATTAACCTTTGTAAAAAAAACAGAATTCTTAAACAAGATGAATTATTGGAATTGAAAGACAAATTAAAAGAACTGATAATAAAAATCAAAAATTTAAAAAAGGAAGAAAAAGATTATTATTTAAATAACTCAAAATATATATTTACATATTTTGAAAACAAAAAAAATATAGCTGATGGCGAGTCATCATCAACCAAAACATTAAATAATTTTTTTAAAATATATAAATCAAAGAATAAATGTTCTAAAGACAATGAAATAATACATAAATATTTGGTTAATGTTGACGAAAATTATATTGATGTAAATAATTATATATTTAAGACTGATATATGTAGCAAATGTAATAAAGGGGAATTAATTCCATTTGATAATGAGGGTCTTCTTATTTGTAATCGTTGTTCGGTTAATTTTAAATACTTAATAGACAATGATAAACCTTCGTATAAAGAACCTCCAAAAGAGGTTTGTTTTTATGCTTACAAACGAATTAATCATTTTAGAGAAATATTAGCACAGTTTCAGGCGAAAGAAACAACAATGATTCCGGACGAAGTATTAGAAAATATCAAACTTCAGATACAAAAGGAGCGCCTTGAAATAAAACACATTACAAATAAAAAAGCAAAGGAAATTTTAAAAAAACTAGGATATAATAAATATTATGAACACATACCATTTATTAAAGATAAGCTAGGCATTCGACCTCCAGTTATGAGTTCCGAATTGGAAGACACATTGTGTAATTTATTCATGGAAATACAGGGACCATATGCTAAACATTGTCCTCAAGAGCGCGTAAATTTTCTAAATTATTATTATACGATTTATAAGTTGTGCGAATTATTAGGACAAACGCAGTTTTTACCATATTTTCCGATGTTAAAAGACCGCGAAAAGAGAATTGAACAAGACGAGATATGGAAATTAATATGTAGTGATTTATATTGGGAATATATACCTACCATTTAAAAAAGTTTAATTTATATCATTAATTAAAGTATAAATTAAAGTATAAAGCACCGTGCTATTTACTTGGGGAAACCAACTAAGTTGGCACCAATACCAAAACCAGCTCCACTTCTGGCTTGGACAGCAATGCTAGGAACATACGTGTCAAGAATGCTAAATGTGGCAGCAGCAGTTAAAGCAATAAGGGCTACTTCATCAAAGTTTAAAGATTTTTTGGGGATGGCAAAGGCGGCAATTGCTACCATTAATC